CGGTAAGGACGCCGGCCGTCCAATGATCTGGCGAGCCGCGATGGCCAGCGGCGGCAGTTCCTGGCGGGTGTCTGCGTAGAACACCGTCAGCGTCTTCGGCGCGTTGATTCGACCGGTGTCGATCAGCCAGATGAGCAGAGTGAGGGTGGCGCTAGAGTCCTTGCCGCCCGACCAGGCCACGCCCCAGTGCTCATGATCCGCGCCATAGGCCTGCATGCTCTGGATGGTCAGCTCGATGCTCTCGGTCATCTGCAGGCGCTCGGCGCCGGCGGCGAAGATATCTGCCTGGCGCGTCATGCAACACCTTCCTGCTGCTCGGTCGTGGTCTCGGCGTCGAGCAGAGCGAACAGGTCGGGCATGGCCATCTCTTCCTCCACGGACTTGCAGTAGCCGGCACCGTCGAGGAAATAGCGGGGGTTCAGTTCGGAGGCGATCGCTTTGCGCTTGAGCTTCAGCGCGCAGTAGGGGACGGTCATGATCCCCCCGAAGGGGTCGAACACGGTTTCCCCCTCCATCGAGTACTGCACGATGGCCCGGTCGACAATGTCGAACTGCAGCGGGCACAGGTGCATTTCCTGGCCCTTGCTGTATTGCTGGGCGTTGAGCGTGCGCATGCGGGCGATGTCGGTCCACACGTCCGGGTGCCAGGACTGCGGTGGCAGCAGCATGAACCCGGTGGGCAGCTTGCCAGTGACCTCCAGCGATTCGCCGATGCGGACGTGGTGCTCGAAGTCGTAGACGGTGGCCAGGCTGTAGTCGCGGTAGAGCTTGAACATCACGTCGTGCGGGATGCCCTCGAAGTCCGCTTCGGTCAGCGGCCGGTTGCCATTGCTGCGGGTGAAGCCGTGGGCGTCCAGTTGCCAGCGCGCCCGGCTGTAGCCGTTATCGCGGGTGACGGTCAGCTTCTTATCCATGGCGAAGGGGACGATCTGCCCGGTTTCGTCGATGCATAGGGGCTTGGCCTTCACTACCGGCACGTCGCCGTAGGCGTTGGAATTGTCGGTGGGCGGCTTGCGGAAGATCAGCAAGTACTCGGGCATGCCAACGCCCATCTTGGTACCGTCCTTGCACTGCTCTGTCCACGAAAGGCGGTAGGTCTGAGCGTTCTCGCGCACCACGTCGGTGACGATGGTCTTCATGCCCATGTAGGCCCAGCCGTGTTTGAGGAAGTGGCTGACTACCTGCATGTGGAAGGGGTAGACGGTCTGGAAGCCGAGGCCGGTCATGCCGCCAGGGACGATCCGGTCCTTCACGTGGATGCAGGCCAGGCGCCCTGGAACGGTTGCGCGCAACAACTCGGGCGTCAGGAAGTCCATCTGCTGGAAGAAGTGATCGTTGTCGTCGGTGTGGCCGAAGTCGGCGTAGTTCGGGGAGTACTCGTACTGGGTCGAGAACGGGACGCTGGTGACCGTGAGATGGATGCTGTTGTCCGGCAGCCGGCGCGCCTCATTCACGCAGTCGTTGTTCGCGATGCGGTAGTCCTTGCCCTGGATCTCGACGCGCTCGACTCCCATGGAGCGGGTGAGGGTCTGCGCCATGGCGGCGACGGACAGGCCGTATTGCTTGATGATCTCGGTCATGCGCTGAACCATGGTGTTGTGCTGCTGCCACTTCCGTTCAAGCTGGCGGCGGATATCGCGCTCGGCCTCGGTGTAGATCAGGTCGACGCGCACGCGGCCGGTCTGCAGGAATCGGTGCAGTCGGTGAATGGACTGGATGAAGTCGTTGAACTTGAAGCCGATGCCCAGATAGATGGCCCACGAGCAGTGGCGCTGGAAGTTGCAGCCGCTGCCAGCGATCACCGGCTTGGCGGCCAACTCCTGGAACTCGCCGTCGCTGAACTGCACGATGGCGCGCTCGCGCTCCTCCAGATCCTGGGAGCCGTAGACGCTGATGGCGGTGGGGATGGCGGCCTCGATCGCGTGGCGCTCGGCTTCCAGGTCGTGCCAGATGATCCGGTGGGCCTCAGGGGCCTCGGCGCGGATGCTCATCAGCATGGCGATCCGGGCGGGCAGGCTCTCGCGCTTCTCGGCGGCGGCGTCCTGCACGCCGATAGCGGTGTTGCGCAGCAGACGTCCCTGGCCATTTCGCTCGTGGCCGGCGTGCGAGTGGTCGGACGGAACTTCGTGCCAGCGGATATCCAGATCCGGTAGGGCATAGCCCTCGTCGCTGAAGCCGAGGTCGCTGGGGCGCTGGACGAAAATCGCCCAGGACGCCACCCACATCCAGAACTCACCTTCCTTGTGCGCGTGGATGGTGAGCTGGTCGGCCTTCTCCGAGTTTCGTTTGAAAAACCGGGTCTTGGCCTGGCCGACGTCCATGACGCCGAGGAAGGCTGAATAGGCCAGCAGCTCGATGTATTCGTTCGGGCTCGGCGTGGCCGTGGCCACGTACCGAAAGCGGACGCCATCGCCGCGGATGCCGTTGGCGCGATCATCCCCAGCGAACAGGGCCATGAACTCGCGGAAGGTCTTGCTGCCGCCGAAGCCGCGCAGGCAACTCGCTTCGTCCAGGCTGGCCACGCTGAACCGGCGAGGATCGAGCTTGCCGTCCCGCACCGTCTCGTAGTTGGTCAGGTAGATGGTGTATGGATCGTCCACCTCGTCGAAACTGCGGATGAAGCGGACGGTGATGCCGAGCATCGCGGCGTCGCGGTAGAACTCCTGACGCACGCCCAGCGGGATGGTGATGAGCGCGTAGCCGCCGGCCAGGTCGCGGGTCACACGCACCACCTCAAGCTGGATAACCGACTTGCCCAGGCCGAACGCGGCGAAGCATGCTGCGCGCCCCTGGCGCACGAGCCAGGTGGCGATAGCGCGCTGGTGTGGTTTGAGCAGGGAGTGGAACACCGAGGGCTCCACCTCAAAGCCTTTCGGCTCGGCGAGGCGGACCTTGGCTCGCAGAAAGTCTTCGTAGGTGGTCATGGCTGGTCTGCCTCAATGACATGACCAAGGCAGTAACCGCGCTCGTCGTGGTGCTCGCACGATGGGATAACTTCGAAGCCGCGCGAGGCGAAGTGGTGTGCCATGGCGACCACCTCTTCACCAGGTATGGCACGCCCGTTCTGGCGGTCGGCGAAGATTCCGTCGAGTCGCCTTGGTGCGCGCGCATGGCGCACCACATGGGTGATCGCCATGCAGACGTGGAAGGTCTTGGGAGTGGAGGTGAGCATCACGCCAGACCCTCCGGCTTGGCCGGACGGGCGAATGCCGGCACCTTCGACGTCAGGTCTTCTCCGCGCATGGGCATCACGAGGCCGAAGAACTTGTCGCGGAGTTCTTCATGCAGCACGCGGACGATGACGGAGGTGTGCGCACCAGCATGCGCCAGGTGAATCCCACCACCCGGATAAAGCCCTGGAACGAGGGCTTTCGCAACGTCGTTGAACAGGGCCAGATAGGCACTGTTTACCCACGGCTCGCCGTCGTCTCCGGTGTCGGCCGGGATCACTTTGCGCCAGTCAGGGAACTTGCCGTCGACCAGTTCGCTGCGCTCAGCCAAGTGTGATTGCGGGTCGAACGGATCTGGGGCCTCGTCCACTTCCTCGCGGCCCGACAGGACAAGGCAGTTCGCCCCAACCCAAAGGTGAGCCGGCGGGAACCCGTCCGGCCCGCGGGGCTTGACCAGCGCGGAGAGCATGCGCCTGGTCGTGGTGCCCACCAGCAGGTGGTTGTGGTCGGGGTGCATCCAGCCGGACTCGTCGTGCATCGCCGCCATGACGTGCCCATTGGTGGCGACGATCACGACTCCACCGTCGAGATGGCGCTCCAGGTAGAGCGCGTTAAGGTAGTAGCGGACGTCGTTCTGCGCGGCGCATTTGTGAATTGCGGCGAAGTAGCGGGGTTTCACGTGGGCGAGGTAGTCAGCCATGGATCACCTCCCGGCTGCCATTGCCATTCATGGGGGTGACCACGCCGGCGAGCTCCATCTGCTCAAGCAGGCGGGCCGCGCGGTTGTAGCCGATCTTGAGCTTGCGCTGGATGGCGGAGGTCGAAGCGCGGCGCGTCTCGCGGACGAAGCGCACTGCCTCCGGATACAGCAGGTCGTCGGCGAGTTCTTCGGAGCTTGGAAGGCGCAGCGTCGCGGTGACGCCGTCGCGCAGGCCTAGCGCCCTGGTGACGTCGATGCCGCCGCCTGTGGCAGGCTCGGGGGACTCTTGTTCGCCATCGACGCCTTCCGGGACGTGCTCGCCTCCCAGTGCTTCCAGAAGCGCGGGGATGAACTCTTGGAAGGTGAGCATCATCAGAACGAAGCTGGCGTCGGCCTGGGCCAGTTCATCGGAGTCCTTCCCGGCATCGTCGAGCGCTCGTTCCTGCAGCAGGTCGTCGAATCGGAGACTGCGGATTACCAGGCCTTCGTCGAGCACGAAAGACAGGTCTTTCTTCCACGCGAGGGCGAGCTTGGTGACGTTCTTGCCCGAGTCGAGGTGCAGGCGGATCTCGTCGCTGGTCAGGTCCTGGTGCTTGGCGGTGATGCTGCCTTGCTCGTCGGTATCGCGGAGCAGGGCGCCGTCGCAGAGCCAGAAGTCGCCACCTGCATTGTTTTCCTGGCCGCGCAGCCACTCGGTCATGGTGGCGGTCGGCGAGATTTTGGTTGTGATCGGGCGGACGGGGAGGGAGCCCAGAGCCTCGCGCAAGGTCGACAGCAGATCCTCGGCTGCCTTCGCCGTGGCGGTGTCAACGATCACCAGGCCCTCGGTGGGCATGATGGCGGCGAAGGTGTTCTTGCGTCGGGTGAACGCGCGCGGCAGCAGAGTTTGGACGATCTCGTCCTTCAGCTGGTCGCGCTCCTTCTTGTAGACCTTGCGCTGCTGGGTCTCTTCAATCTCGTCGACCTTCTCCTTCAGCGCGTCGTTGACCACGCTGCCAGGCAGGATCTTCTCCTCCTTGCGGCAGCGGATCAGCCAGAATCCGTTCGCGTCCCGCACCAGCGGCGCGTCGCCCTTGCCAGCCGGCGGCGCGAAGCCGTAGGTGGTCATTTCCTGGGAGGCGCAGGGGCGCGCAGGCTTGCCCGCCAGGGCGCTTTCAAGCTCGCTGGCGGAGATTTCGAGGGCCTGGGTCAGGCGGTAGATCAGCAGGTTCCGGAACCACATAGGATGCTCCTTAGGCCGCAGCCTTGAAGGTGGTGAAGGTGATGTCGTTTTCGCGGGCGAGCCGGTCCAGCCGCGCACAGCCAATGGCAAGCGCGCGGGCGGTTGCGAAGCGGGAGAGGCCGAGAGCGGCCATGGCGCGGGCGCGGTCGACAAGTTGGTAGTCGTCGCGTGCCTGCGGGCGACCGCGATTGCTGCTGGACTTGGTGCCCGGCTGCGACAGGGATATGGATTCCCCGGTCCACTGGCCGGAGACCAGCGGGCGGGGTTCGATGGGAGAGGTTTCCGGCGCCTGCCCGAGCCCAGCCTCTGCCAGCCTGGCGGCCAGCCACTGGCGATCAGCTTCTTTCGAGGACAGGGAGGGCAGGTTCAATGTTGTCAGGTGATGCATGGCTGTTCTCCAGGCGGGCGCGACGGGCTAGACCAGCAGCCAGAGGCGGCGGTAGGGATCGTCGAAGGGGATGTCGTAGTCGTAGCTGTCGTAGTCAGGGGCAGGCTGCGGAGCGGGCTGCTGCTGGCGCGCCGACTGCTGCTGCGGCCGTTGAGCGCCACGCGGTTGCGGCTGGCGCTGAGTGCCCTGGCTGGGCGCCGCGCCGAGCAGTTGCAGGCTGCCGTTGATGTCCACCACGATCTCAGTGGTGTACTTGTCCTGACCGTCCTGGCCCTGCCACTTGCGGGTGCGGAGGGTCCCCTCGATGTAGGCCTGGGAACCCTTGCGCAGGTATTCAGCGGCGATTTCGGCCAGGCGACCGAAGAACACCACGCGATGCCACTCGGTGCGCTCCTGCTGCTGGCCGGTCTGCTTGTCTTTCCAGCTCTCGCTGGTGGCCAGGGTGACGTTGGTCACCGCATTACCATTTGGCATGTACCGGGTTTCCGGATCACCGCCGAGGTGGCCAACGAGAATCACCTTGTTGACTCCGCGTGCCATGGCTTAGGCCTCCAGCGCTGCCGCGGCATCAACCTCAGCCGGCAAGGGCATTCCCTGCAGGGCGAAGTAAATGCGGGCGCAGGCCTTGGAGTCGGTCATGGCGCGGTGGGCACCCTGCAGCTCTTCCTTGAAGAAGTGCTGGTAGGCCTCGCCCAGGGTGGGGTTCTTGAACTTGTTGAAGCCCGCGCGAAGCATCCGGCCGGTCGGCGGAATCTGCACGATGTCGCGGCTGTTCTGGCAGGTGCAGTAGCTGTTGCCGGCCTTGTACGACTCGGCCAGAGTCTCGCTGTGGTAGCGCTTCAGGGCGATGCGGATGATCCGGTCGTCGAAACTGACGTTGTGGGCGACACGCAATTCGGCGCGAGCATGGAACGCGAGGAAGCGCTCCAGCGCCTCTTCCTCGGGAATTCCCTCGTCCATCGCGCGCTCGGTGGTGATGCCGTGGATGGCGGCCACATCGTCCGGGATGATCCAGCCGGCGGGCTTGATGATGGCCTCGAAGGCGTCCAGCAGATGGCCTTCGTCGTTGTAGAGGCGCGCGGCGATGTCCACCAGGTGGGGCTGGTGGGGGGCGTCGCTGGGGGCCTTCCAGTCGGGCAGGCCGGTGGTTTCGGTGTCGAAGGTGTAGAGGTCCATGGCTTTCTCTCGGCAAAAGGAGCCCCAACCCACGCCGGACGGCCCGGCGTGGTGGGCGGTATCAGTTGGGGTTAGGCGGCTTTCGCCGGTACCGGCTCGGCAGTCACGCCGGGCAGTTGCAGGGCCTGGCGCTTGTCATTCGCCAGGGAGTCCAGGGCCGGCTGGTCGATGATCAGCAGGTCCTCGGTGGCGTAGCCCGCGGCGATCGCTGCGATGAGCGCGGACTTGTCGGTGACGCGAGCGCGCCACGGGGTGTCGGTAGGGTCTGCGGCCTTGGCTGCGGGCTTGATCTGGATGGGGGCCGGTGCGGTCTCGACTTTCGGTGCCTCCGACTCGACAGTGGCGGGCGTTGCCCTCTCAGCGAGTTGCTGGTGTGCGGCGGCGAGTTCCTGCTGCTGGCGCTCCATCTCTTCGCGCTGGCGCTGCATCTCCTCCTGCTGCCGCTGCATCTCTTCCTGCTGGCGGCGCATTTCAACCTGTTGCGCTTCCATCTGGCGCTTCATCTCGGCCTGCTGGGCTTCCAGTTCGATCCGCTGGCGCTCGGCCTGCTCGAAGGCGAGGCGGTCGGTCAGCATCTGGGTGAGTTCATCCAGAGCAGCCTGACGGGCATCCACCGCCTCCTTCGTCAGGTCGTAGAAATCATGGCTGGCGTCGATCTCTCCGACGCGATCCAGCATGGCGCTGATTTCCTCGCTGGATTTGCCGCGCACCTGGGCGGGCATGGCCTTGATCGCATCGACCTTCTGCTGCAGGCGGGCGATGCGTTCCTGGCGCTCCCGCTCCAGGCGGTCGTCGACTTCCTTCTTGGCAGCCTTCATCGGGCTTTCCAACTTCACCAACTCTTCGGTGATGCGCTTCGCCTCGGCGTCGATGATCTTGCCTGCTTGAAGGTAAGGGGCTTTCTCACGTTGGCGGGCAGCTTCAAGGCTGGTGCGCAGAGTGGTCAGTTCCTTGATGCCATCCTTGATGAAGACGTAGCCTTCGTCGGTGTTGGCATCCGGTACCGTGGCGTATTTCTCGCGAAGCATTGCCAGGGCAGCATTGGTGGCGCTGTACTCGGTTACCTCGACGGTGCCCTTTTCGAGGTCTACGTTCTGCAGGATGGTCATGAGGTTATGCCTCCGTGGTGGCGGGTTTCAGGACAGCCAGGCGGGCGTCCGCGACTTCATTGATGCGAGCCTCGACGGCGTCGGGGTGGATCTTCACGACATCAGCCTTGGCTCGGGCGGTCTGTGCGATCTGCTTTCGCATCAGGTCCAGAGCTCGTTCGTTGGGGCAGACTTCGAGGGCGGTGAGTTGGCTGCGCAGCCAGTCGCCAAATTCCCCCTTGGCTTCTTCCAGGACCGCTTCGGCGCCAGTCTCGCCGGCGTCATCCAGACGCTCTTTGAGCTTTTGGCCTTCGACGTAGGTGATGTCGTCGAACATGCCGAGATGGATGTCGGCACAGAAGCCGGCGAGGCTCAGGCACTTCTTGATTGCGTCGGTGACGCTTTTCTTCGGCGCGTCGAAGTCGGTGGAGATGCCGTAGGTAGTCCGGCGCACGAAGGGGGTGTGCCCATACTGCTGGGCGTAGCAGCGCTTCCCGGCGTGCACGTACCAGAGCTTGAGTAGCACGGTATGCATCTGCTCGTGGCCGATGACCTCGCCATCCTTGCCCTGGATGGGAGCACCCTGGTCAAAACGGTCAACGACGATGTCGAAGCCCCAACCCTTGCCGATCGGCCCGAAAAGTTCGGTGGCACGCTGATACACGTACTGTCCGTTGATCGTGGTGACATCACGACCATCGAAGTGCTGAGTCTTGGTGGCACTGGGCGGGGTGCTTTTCACCTGGTCCCAGATGGCCATCTTCGGGTTCTGCTTTTCCGTTGCCATGGTCGTCTCCGTCAGGCCGCGCTGCGTGCTTTCTTGGTTGCTTCGATCCATGCAGCGATCTCGTTGCTGGACCAGCCCACAGGCGCGCTGCGGGCGTCGGATTCACTGAGGGCGACTTGCTTTGGGAAGTGCCCTTCCGCCATGCGGCGGTAGATCGTTGCCCGGGACAGGCCGACGGCCTTGATGACCTCTGGCAGTCGGATAATCGTGTCCAGAGCGGCTTGGTTACCTGTTGCTGTTGTCATGGTCTGCTCCGTTAATCAGCTGTACTGCAGGGCGCTGGCGAGCAGTACGACGCCCCAGATAACGACCCAGCCAAGGAGGCCGGCGGCTTTCTGTTTCGTGGTCATGCAGGTACCTCGAAGGTGATGAACCAGACCCTGTCGAACCGCACCATCCGCACCAGGTTGTGTGCGGACATCCCTGCTGCCTGGGCCTTGTTGAAGGCTGACGCGCAGTTAGTTCCGGTGAACGGGATGAGCCGTGTTTTAGGCATGGCGGGATACTCCCAGCGCTTGCTCCATCTGCTGGAGGCCCTTGGCGACCAACTGTTGGCGGCGCTCGGCTTCGCTCACTCGCGGCGCCATAAGGGGCGCTACGAAAAGGCGGCGGGCACTTTCCTGCTCTGCCCGGCGGGCGGCAGTGCCGTCGATTTCATCGGCTTGGCGCTCTAGCTCTGCTGCGCGATCCGTATCCGCGCGGAAGTCATCCAGGCGATCGGCATGCTGGGCGGTGAGGCGGAGATCTCGTGCGCGTTTGCGCAGAGTTCCCGCCTTCTCTGCCGCCTGGACGTTCGCCAGGTGCTCGTCGTATTCCTTGGTGCTCATGTCGCCGATGGCGTAGGCCATCTCGATCAGCCCATTCGTGAACTGGAAGTCCCTGGCGGGAGATTCCGAGGTGCGGGTTTTCTCGATGTAGCGATTGATCAACTCGGTACCGGTCTGCTTAGCCATGGCGAGCGCCCTCCTGAATGCCCTCGAGCTGCAGGGCGCGGATACGGCGCTCAACTTCGTCGATGGCGAACTGGGGAAGGCAGGACTTGATGTGCGCCCCCAACTCCAGCAGCGCCTGGTCCTGCAGCATCCAGTCGTCGTTGAAGGTGGCCAGGCACAACGCGTAAGCGATGTCGCTGGGGATGCTGGCTGCGCAGTGAGCAGCGAAGGCGTCGGTGGCTTTGCCGCCCTGCTGGACTTCGTTCAGCACCAACTTCTGCTGAACGTCCATGGCGCGTTGGCGCATGGCGTCCCGGCTGGAAGGGTGCGGAATGACGTTGGCTTGCATGGTGCTGCCTCGCTCAAATTCTGCGGAAAGTGCAGATTCATGGTCTGCATTATTCGCAGAAAATTAATTGCGTCAAGTGCAGAACGTGAAAAAATTGCGGGCAACAAAAAACCCGCACTCGGCGGGCTTGGATAAATCGGGGCGGGGGCGGTTAGATCAGCGACTCGTGCTTAGCGATCGCGACGCCGCAGAAGACGGCGCTTTCATCCACATGAAGGATCGGCTCAGGCCAGGCCGGATTGAGCGCCTTGAGGTACATCTGCCTACCTTCAACTATCAGCTGCTTGAACGTGGCTTCTTGGGAGCCTTCCAGTTTCACAACTACGAAGGCGCGGTGCGTCGGAATGACGTCTGGGTCGACGAAGATGATGTCGTCTTCCCGGAATGAGCGACGTTCATGCGGGTTGTACATCGATTCGCCGCGGATTCGCAGGGCGAAGGTGCGGGGGCCGTGAGCGACCGGGCAGGGGAGCAGTTGCTCACCATCGCCTACTGCATAGATGTCCGACACTTCTCTCCAGCATCCTGCTTGGACCCACGAAATGAGCGGTATCAGGCCGCGAATCTCTGGTCCCTGAGCGACGTTGTCGCCGCTGATCCCCGGCGCCTGAACGGACACAGAGATATCCAGGACCTTGAGGATCCTGTCCATCAGCTCGCGGTTGACGGTCTGGAGGTCGCGCTCAAGTCGAGACAGGTTGCCGGTGTCGGTCCCTACCTCGTGAGCCAATTTCTCCAGGGTCATCTTCTTCGCCTTGCGAGCAGCCCTGATCGTTGCACCGATATTCATATTGCCCATTTTCCGAACCGTCTGCGTATTCCGCAAAGCGTAATCCGCAGAATTTGCTTGCTATAAATCTGCGAGATTCGCAGAATAATTTTAGGAGACCCAACCGACGAGGCTTTGTGATGACTCCGTTGAAGAGAGCCAGAACCCAGAAAGGGTGGCGGCTGGCCGACGTAATCGACCGCTTGCGTTCCATCGATTGCGCGATCGACACCGGCAACCTTTCCCGCATTGAGAACGGCAAACAGCAGGCGTCGACAGCCCTGGCCGAGAAGTTGTGCCAGGTGTTCGAAGGAGAGCTCACCGAGCTCCACATTCTGTACCCGGATCGGTTTCCCCAGAAGGAGCCGCCCGGGAAGGCCGTTGCGTAGGGAAAGACCATGAGCAATGCACCCGCGAGTGAAGCGAAAGAAAACCTGATCAAGGCGCGATTCGACGACGACGTGTACGACCAGATCCTGGTCCAGTGCCGCCGCCTGAAAGTGCGCCGCGCGGTTCTGATCCGCCAGGTCGTGCAGGACTGGCTGGACAGCCTACCGGCCGAGCAGCGGGAAGAGATTACGCGAGTTCCGAGAGCGGCTTGAAGGCCCTGAGGAGGCCCTGATGGGGATGACAACACCGCGACCGCCGGTCAATGAGCGGGATGACTTGGTGCGCGAGGCAATCGAGGGCATGCCGGAAGATCAACTGCACCGTCTGCAGGAGTACGCGCGCCTTCAAGGAACCACCGTCGAAGAAGTCGTGGTGCAGGCTGTACGCCAGCAACTGGCTCGTCAGGCGGGCTGCTGATGGATTGGTTGAGATGGTGGCACGGCACGGTTACCGACCCGAAGTTTCAGCGCGTGGCCCGCATGGCCGGCGTCTCGACGGGAGAGGTGATTGCAGTCTGGGCGTGCCTGCTTGAGCGAGCCAGTTCGGTGACGGCTGGTGACGCACCTGTGACGTCACGCGGTGACGCTGAAACGCGCGGTTCCGTTGCAGGTTTCGACTGTGACGACCATGACGTGCTGCTGGGGTTCGACGACGGCGTAACCGCAAAGATTTTGGCCGCGCTGGACGACCGCGGGCTGGTTGTGGATGGACGCATTGCGCGCTGGGAGGAGCGTCAGCCTGTTCGCTCCGACTCCAGTACAGAGCGCACCAGGCTTTACCGTGAGCGGAAAAAGGCGGCTCAAGGGAAGCCCTCGGTGACGCCTGGTGACGACGGTGTGACGCAGGGTGACGCCCTAGATACAGATACAGAGGGAGATAAGAAAGAGCCCCCCTTAGTCCCCCCTGATGGGGGAAAGGCCTCGAAGCCAAGGGCGAAGCCCGAGCGATCAAAGCCGAAGCGCGTGCTGCCAGATCCGTTCCTGGTTTCCACGGAGTTGCTGCAGTGGGCGAAGGAGCGTGTGCCGCTTGTGAACACCGACCTAGAGACCGAGCGGTTCGTCAATTACTGGAAAGCCGAAGGCAAGGCTAAGGCTGATTGGCCGGCCACATGGCGCAACTGGATGCTCAGGGTGCAGGGGGATTTGGAGAAACGCTCTCCAGCCTCTGCAGTGAGGCCAGCCGGCGCCCACGGAGGTTTCAATGAACGCGACTACGAAAAGGGCATCGGCAATGACGGGCGGTTCTAAGACCGAGATTCGCCAGTGCCAAATCCACGGCGAGTACATCGCGCGTTGGTTCCGCATTCGCCGCCGGCCACCGGCGCCGTCGGACCTGGAGGGCTGGACCGAGTGCCCCATCTGTGCGCTTGAGGCTGGCCAGCGAGTGAGCGCCCAGGCCCAGGCTGAGTTGGCCCAGGAACGGCAGCAGTTGTCGATGCGGCAACTGGAGCGACGTCTCGCCGGCTCGTTGATCCCGCAGCGGTTCCTCGGCAAGACCTTCGAGAACTATCGGGTGGAGCACGATGGCCAGCGTGAGGCCCTGCTGGACCTTCAGGCATACGCCGACGATTTCGCCGATGTGCTGGCCCAGGGGCGTTGCCTATTGCTGGTCGGCAGGACTGGTACCGGTAAGACGCATCTGTCCTGTGCCGTGGCCAACAGCATCGTGCGCCGCGGCTACACGACGCTATTCCGCACTGTGCAGGAGGTAATCCGGCATGTGCGAAGTTCCTGGGGACCTGGGGGACGGCCAGAGGAAGAGGCGATCGCCGAATTGGTGGAGCCTGACCTGCTGATCCTCGACGAGGTGGGGGTTCAGTACGGGAAGGAGGCCGAGTTGGTGACGTTATTCGACGTGATGAACGCCCGCTACAGCGCCTGCAAGCCAAGCATCGTCCTGAGCAATCTGACCCTGGAGGAGATCGAGGTCTTCCTAGGGCAGCGGGTAATGGACCGGCTGCGCGAGAACGGCGGTCGGGCATTGAGCTTCAACTGGGAATCGGAGAGGGCGAAGCGATGAGCGCGAAGTCAGCTGCAGTAGCAAAGACCTCTGACGAGACACCAGAGGCCAAGGCAAAGCGGAGGAAGCGCGCCGCGCGCCCGGTCTACATGACATGGCGGCGAATGGTCGACCCGGAAACAGGTGAAGAGCGCATGGCGCTGGTCGCGGAGGGCGGGATCGACCGCTTTCTGCTAAAGGAGCGCGGCTATCACCGTGGCGACCAGATGCGCGTGGAGCTGAAGAAGCCCCGCAATTACAAATTCCACTGCCTGGTGCACCAGTTGGGTGTGTTGGTCAGCCGCAACATCGACGCTTTCGCTGGGATGGACGCGCACAGCGTCATCAAGCGCCTGCAGGGCGAAGCCGGCGTGTGCTGCACTGTCGAACAGTTCGACATTCCGGACCTGGGCCGGGTGACACGTAGCATCCCGGAAAGTCTCGCCTTCGACGAGATGCCGGAGGAGCGCTTCCGCGAGTTCTGGAAAGGCCTCGGCCAGTACCTGATCGCCAAGTACTGGCCGACGCTAACTGAGGAACGCATCGACGAGCTGGTGGGCCTGATGCCGGCGGAGGGAGCGTGATGAGGTGGATCGCATGACGCTCGCTACTCGCCAGCCTCGGCCGAAGAAGTGCCAGAACGCTGACTGCGGCGCCAAGTTCGTGCCGCAGCGCCTCGGACAGAAGGTCTGCAGCATGGCTTGCGCACTGGCTACCAAGGATCAGCATCAGGAGCGTGCCCGAAAGTCGATCGCAGATCGCGAGCGCCGGGAGATCAAGGTCCGAAAGGAACAGATCAAACCACGCTCCAAGCATTTGCAGGAGGCGCAGGCGGCATTCAACGAGTACATCCGCTGGCGCGATCGCTTGGCAGGGCACGCCTGCATTTCCAGCGGCCGCCCGCTCGATTGGGCTGCTAATGCCGTCGACGCCGGCCATTACAGAAGCGTCGGCGCCGCGCCGCACCTTCGCTTCGACGAGAACAACTGCCACGCCCAGAGCAAGCAGGACAACCGCTACCTATCGGGCAACGCCGCCGACTACCGCATCGGGCTGATCAAGCGCATCGGCCTGGCTGCGGTCGAGGCCCTGGAAGCGGACAACAGCGTTCGGAAGTACTCCATCGACGATTTGAAGGCCATCAAGGAACGCTACCGCGCGCTATCGCGGGAGATGAAAAGACGGGTCGAGTCGGGAATGGGTATCAGCTGAGAGGCGCCACTAGGGGAACTACATGTCGAAAAGTGATGCGTTCTGCTCCCGGCACGCTGATGTGCCGATCACGGTACGGCTGGACGGATTGCCGCCAATGACGCTGGTGCGCACTGCCGGACAGTGGGCTGTCATCGTTGGGGTGAAATGGGAGACGGTGAAGAAGCGGCGGCAGCGGGGTGACACCTGGCTGAAAGCCTTGAAGCCCGGCCGCCGCAGAAGGACGTTCAATCGCTTTCGCGGTTGATCAGTCTCCGGTCCAGACGTGCAACACGCCATCCATATCCTCGGCATGGCGTGCTTTCAGCTCGCCGAGCAGAGTCTCCAGACGCTCGAGCGCTTCCAGCGAGATCCTTCCGCCAAGGACGGCGTCATCTCCGCTGCTGCCCAGGTTGATCACCAGCAGCGATTCAGTCCCTTTTCCTTCCATGGCAGTGCTGACCGTGTCCATGGCCTCAGTGACAGCCAGGTACTGGTCGTCGCTCTGTTTCAGATTGTTGTTCATCTAGATGCCCCTGTTCGTTGGTCGGAGCGCCCGACGTTATGTCCCTGAGCTACGGCTGGTAAGCGTTGCTGATCTCCAGGTGGGGACATAGCGTCCCGCGCCATGGGAGCCATTGGCCATTCGGGCCGCCCGCCGACAGGGATTCGACATGAGCGACAAGGTGATGAGTGCAACCAGCTACGCAGGGGCGGCGGCCGCGGCGGTGAGCGCGCTGACGCTGACGGACATCGGCATCATCGTGGGTATCGTCACCGCGCTGCTTACTTTCGCCGCCAACATGATCTACCAGCGTCGCAAGGACCGCCGGGAGCAGCGTCTGTTCGAGCTGGAGGTGGCGCGCTTGTGCCGCGTGCGAGAGCTGACCGGCGAATCAGCCTGCGCTTCTGCAGAGGCGGAGTAGCCATGGCAGGCCGTAGGTCGACGTACCTCAGTGCTGCCGTGTTGGCCCTGATCGCCGCCGGCGCCAGCGCGCCCTCGATCATGGACCAGTTCATCCAGGAGAAGGAAGGCGAGGCCCTGAAGGCCTACCAGGACGGCGCGCGAATCTGGACGATCTGCAACGGCAAGACGGCAGGGGTGACTCGCTCCACCACCATGACGAAGGCCGAGTGCGATGCCTGGCGCAAGACCGAGATCGGCCAGCGGCTGGAGTTCGTGCACTCGATCATTACCGTGCGCATGAGCGAACCCGCCTGGGCTGGCGTCGGCAGTTGGTGCTTCAACGTCGGGAACAAAGCCTGCGCGGGCTCCACCGCGGTGCGGCTTCTGAACGCCGGCAACCAGCCTGCCGGTTGCCGCGCGATGCTGTCCTGGCGGTTTATCACCCGCGACGGGAAGAAGGTCGACTGCGCCACCCCTCAACCGTACTGCAGCGGCCTGTGGGAGCGCCGGCAGGGCGAAGCGGAGCTGTGCACGCTATGACCATCGAGCCCTGGCGCCTCGCCGCGTACATCCTCATCGCTGTGTTCGCCCTCGGGACCGGCTGGCAGGTGCGCGGCTGGAAGGAGGGGAGCGATGACGCTATCCGCCTGCAGGCCAAGCAGGACCGCGAGGACCTGGCGCGCGACGTCGTGGCCAAGATCGCCGAGAGCACCAACACCGCAATCGCCGGTATCCGCGTCACCAACACCACCATCTACCAGAAAACCCGCCAGGAGATTGTCCGTGAGCCGATGGACCCTGCTTGCCGCCTGCCTGCTGGCTGGATGCGCAACATCAACTCCGCCCGTGCCGGTCGACCAGAGCCTGCTGCAGCCGTGCCCGGATCTGGGGCCGGTGCCGGTCGCTGAAGACGGTACAGGTGATCCTGCAGAACTCACCCTGGCCGACGTTTCATCGTCAGGCCTGTACCTGGAGTGCCAGCGCCGCCACCAGGGGCTCATTGAGGCCGTGAAGGCGCAGACCAACCACTGACCGTTCAAGGGGGCAGACCGTGAACGAACGCAACGAGACGCAACGGAACACCGTGACGCGTCACCCTGCGTCACAGGTTGTCACCGTGACGGCAATACAGGGGAAGTGACATGTCCAAGCGCAAGACCTACCTACCGCACGAATTGCGCGCCGGCCGCACCGTGTTCATCGTGACCTCGCGCCGTGATGGCCTGGGCCGAATCCACTACCAGGTGGCCACTCACCTGATCGCCGGCAAGAGCGAGCTGCAGCCTGAGTCGATGGGGCGTCACCCATACCGCATGCACCCGGCGATGGCTCTGTGGGCCGAATCCCGTACCGACCTGTGGAAGACTCGCCGCGCCGCCCAGCGCGAGGCCGATCGCCGCCAGGCCCATGAGGTCGCTGCTTTCCTGGGGAGGTCCCTGTGAGCAAGCCTCCGGCACAGATCCTGAGCGTCTCTGGCTTCTCCGCTGCTGGAATGATGGGGGAGGGTGATCCGTCGCCCGCGGAGCCCTTCCAGCCAGAGCCCGACGAGCTGACCAAGGTTCGGATGCGCATGCGCGCCCGGGCGGCCGGCATCCCTGCCAAGTACCTGAAACGCCGTGGGAGCACGCTGACCATCGACGGTGAGGTGACGGCGCCACAGCTTGAGGCGTTGTTGTTCCTGATGACCGACAGCGAGGAGTGGAATCCGTGAGTAGCAAGAAGGCCATCGACTGGGAAGCGATCGAGCGCGATTACCGCGTGGGCCAGCTTTCGCTGCGCGCCCTGGCCACCAAGCACGGTACAACCGCAGGTGCTATCTCCAAGAAGGCGAGCGCAGGCAACTGGGTGAAGGACGCCAGTCAGGAAGTGAGGGAGCGGACCATGGCTGCTCTGCTGACCGAGCCGCGCAAGGAAAAGGCCCGCGAGGAAACAGGCGACGGAAACACTGTTTCCAGCGGAGGAAACGCCCCCACGCAGGGAGACATCGAAGTCGCGGTGCAGACCAACCTGCAGGTGATCACCCGGCACCGGCGCGACATCGCCAAGGGCCACGGTCTGGTCAACCTGCTGTTCCAGCAACTTGAGAGCGCGGCGACCTCGCGGGACGAATTGGAGGACGCCGTTATTGACGAGACTGCCGGCGACGAGAACAGCCAGCGCCGCAACCGGATGCTGAAGGCACTGAGCCTGCCGACCCATGCGGGCGTGCTGCGCGACCTGTCCACCGCGTTGAAGAACCTGGTGCCGCTCGAGCGTCAGGCCTACAACCTCGATGATGTGAACACCGAAGAGACCTACGAGGAGCGGCTAGCGAGACTTCTCGCCGACAGCCAGTGAACGAACTGGAGGGTGACGCTCGCCTGCGATAGCATCGAGCCATCGGTAATGGATGGAGCAGTAGATGGAAGATCTTGCGAAGGAGCTGATACCGCTCGTTCAATTTTTGCTCCCCGGCTTCTTAATCACGACCATTTTCTATTGGTTGTCAGATTCGCCGAAGCCAGGCCAATTCGAGCGAACCCTCCAAGCGTTAATAGGAACTACCCTCATTAATCTGGTTCTGCCCTATGCAGAGCGCGGCGTGCTATGGGTTGGGAGCAATCATTTCTCACTCGGACCATGGGGAGATAGTTCCGCTACTGGCCTGTCCATAGTGCTCGCGGTGGTCGCTGGGCTTTTTCTTGCATGGACGGCCACTCACGATTTCCTCTATCGATTGGCACGGGTATTCCGGCTTACTACCCGAGCGGCGCACTCGGAATGGGTTTATGCCTTTCGCACGCGTCAGAGGAACTGGGTGGTTTTGCATCTGTTAGACGGGCGCCGGTTAATCGGATATCCCGAGGGATGGCCAACCGATCCGGACAAAGGTTACTTTCTCATGGCCTATCCACGCTGGTGCAAGGAAGATGGCGAGCACTTTGTCCAGGAAGGGATCAATTCCATCCTGGTGAAGAACACCGATGTTTATTGGGTTGAAATTCTTAACGAACAGGTGAAAGCAGATGACGGATCAAAAACGGCCCACCCATGGTGGCAATTCTGGAAAGGGGATTCACACCAATGATGGTATGAACGTGAGCCCGCCTGGCCCCAGCAATATCGTCCCGCCCAAGGCTCCTGCAGCTCCTCCACCGCCCGCCAACAAGCGATAACGCCAAAGCCCGCCAAGCGCGGGCTTTTTTTATACCTCTTGGACGCTCCCGACCGGGGACATAGCGTCGCCCCTGTTTCCCATCACCGACAGGGGCTACATCATGAACCAGTCCGCGCGTCAACCAGTGTCACCCACCTCCAGTGACGCAACTGTGACGTCACAACCTGTCACTGCAACGTCACTCTCTCCTGCAATTGCCCTGCTGCTGGCCAGCGCTGAATGCTGTGACGCCAATGCCGCTGCGCGCGATGACAAGGTGCAGGCCGAAGAGGATCGCGCTAACGCCGCTAGTTTTCGCTGTGCTGCGAGTCTACTGGCCGCCGATGCGGAGATTTCACGCCCATGAAGAGCTACCACCGCTCAAGCGTGCGCGTTCAAGTGCAGGCGCGAGAGAAGGCTCGCGCAGAGGAAAGGCGGCAGCGGGGTGTTCCGGCATTCAAGCGTCGTCTCCCTCTGAATCGCGAGCTTCGGCTCATGGATGCTGCGCTTAACAAGGTCATGCGCTATCCAACTCTGTACGTAAACCTGGATCAGTTTTCTCGGGCCTTCCCTGGTGAGATTGGCGCCCTGGAAAACGTCGCCATCATCAGTGCAGTGGACGTTGACCGATGAGCGCGGTCAGCGATCCGCGCAAGGCCAAGTCGCTCGACGAGGCGGCGCTCAACCCTGATGGCAGGACCTGGAATGGTTACCGCCTGCTGTCGTGGTTGTCCGAAGCCTTGCACCCGGGCGCCGGCCTGAGCGAGGAGGAAGTGCGCGAGATCGACCGGCAGGTGAATGCGAAGAGGGCGCGTCAGTGATTCGCTGGCGAGCCGAGGCGCTGGGCGCACAACTGCAGGTGCGTGCCGAGCTGTGGGTGGATGGTGCGCTCCAGATCGACCTGGTGTGCGCCATCGCGCCCTCGGAGCTTGCGGAGACCATCCAGCGCATGCGCTCTGCGCTGGAAGTGGAGCGCGACGCCCTTGCCACTGCTGACTGGCCCCTCCCTGAGCGCGACCCCCAACTCAACGCACCGGGGGGCTGCGACTCATGTCAGTAGCCGACCAGCAGCTCTCCCGCCTCATCAGTGACGATCGCCTGTATTGCGAGCGCAACCTGAAGATCCGCACCAAGGACGGCAAGATTGAGCCGTTCGTGTGGAACGACGCCCAGGTGATCCTGCACGAGAAGCTGGAGGGCCAGCTGTCGCTGCGCGGCTGGATTCGCGCCATTGTGCTGAAGGGGCGCCAGCAGGGGGTCAGCACCTACGTCGCGGCGCGCTTCTACAAGCGCACCAGCATGGGCTACGGCAAGCGGACCATGATCCTGACGCACCTGGACGCTGCCACTCAGAACCTCTTCGGCATCGTGAAGACGTTCTTCGAGCTGAGTTCGGATGTGCTGCGCCCCCGGCTGAAGGCGAACAGCGGTACCGAGCTGGCGTTCTCCAAGCTGCGCAGCGGCTACAAGGTCGCCACTGCGGGTTCCAAGCACGCCGGCCGGTCGGACACCGTCCAATACATGCACGGCTCCGAGGCGGCGTTCTGGCCCAACGCCGTGCAGATCATGGCCGGCCTGGGCCAGACGGTGCCGATGATCCCCGGCAGCGAGATGATCCTCGAGTCCACCGCGAACGGCCTGACCAACCTCTTCCGCCGGATGTGGGTGCTGGCGGTGGCCGGCAAATCCGACTTCATGCCGGTGTTCATCCCCTGGTACGTGCAGCGCGAGTATCGCCGCGAGGTGCCGTCCGACTTCGAGATGGACGAGGACGAGGTCGAGTACATGGAGGCCTACGGCCTCGACCTGGAGCAGATGGCGTGGCGCCGGGCGAAGATCGACACCGACTTCGCCGGCGACGTCGACTGGTTCAACCAGGAATACCCGGCCACGCCTGACCTAGCGTTCCAGAAGGTCGGGCACAAGCCGCTGGTGCAGACCGTCAAGGTCTCGCTGGCGCGCAAGCGCAACATCGCGCACATGACCAGGATCGGCGCCCACGTCATCGGCGTCGACGTGGCGCGCTTCGGCGACGACGACAGCGCCATCATCCACCGCCAGGGTCGTGTCGCCTGGGGGCTGGAGAAGCACTCAGGCCTCGACACCATGGCCCTGGCTGGGCGCATCGCCAAGATGCTCAACGACGACAAGACCATTCGCATGGCCTTCATCGACGTGACCGGCGGCCTGGGCGCGGGCGTGTACGACCGCCTGGTGGAGCTGAAGTACGGCCGGCGGGTAACTGCTGTGACCTTCAGCGCCCGGGCGAACGATGAGCGCAAGTACGTGAACAAGCGCTCCGAGATGTGGGGCGACATGGCCGAGTGGCTGCACGACCCCATCACCCCATCGATCCCCGACGACGACAGCTTGCACGCCGACCTGACGGCGCCGAGCTACAGCTACACGTCCAACAGCCAGATCAAGCTGGCCAGCAAGGAAAAGATCAAGGAGGAGCTTGGCAAGTCGCCCGACGCCGGCGACGCCCTGGCTCTCACCTTCGCCGAGGCGATCGCCGCGGACGACATCCATACCGAAGACTGGCGCAAGAAGCTCGCCAAGAAGCGGTCCCGTAAAACTGCAATGAGCTCATGACCATGACCGATCCGGTAGCAGAGCGGACCTGGCGCCGCTACGAGTACGCCAAGCAGCGCGGCCACATCGACTACACCCAGACCGCATGGACGAACGAGGGCATGTACCTCGGCGGCGGACGGCAATGGTCGCCCGAGGACCGTGAGGTGCTGAGCGAAGAGGGGCGCCCAGCCTTCGAGTTCAATCAGATCATGCCCAAGATCAACACAGCTCTGGGCTACCAGATCGCCAACCGGATGGACATCGGCTACCGGCCGCGACGCGGTGAGGCCAGCCAGGAGCTTGCCACCACCCTGTCCAAGGTGGCCATGCAGATCGCCGACAACAACAAGCTGCATTGGCTGGAGTCGCAGGTGTTCGGCGACGGGTTGATCCAGCAGCGCGGGTTCTACGAGATCTACATCAGCTACGAAGACACCCTGCTGGGCGAGGTCAAGATCAAAGTCCTCGACCCGCTGGACGTCATCCCCGATCCAGACGCGAAGAGTTACGACCCCGACGACTGGGGCGATGTGATCATTACGAAGTGGCTCACGCTCGATGAGATCGAGGCCCTGTACGGCACCGAGGCCCGGAACGAGGTCGAACAGTCGAAGGCTGGCGCCGACACCGACTTCGGCGATGACGACGATGCCACGCCGCGCAACCGCTTCGGCGATTCCAACACTGCGTTCACTGACCTGGGCAGCGAGACGGATGTCGATGGGGTGAAGCGCTACCGCGTGATCGACCGCCAGTACTGGGAGATGAGCCAGGCCGACGTGCTGATCACCATGACAGGCGATATCCGGGTGATCGCCGGCATGAGCGAGGCGCGCGTCGAGGCAATGAAACGCGACGGCGCCATACAGACGAAGCGCCGGGTGCGCCGCGTCAAGTGGGTGGTATGCACCCGTTGCGTGGTACTGCACGACGACTGGTCGCCGTTCCTGCACTTCACCGTGGTGCCGTTCTTTCCCATCTTCCGCCGCGGTCTCACTCGAGGCCTGGTCGACAACGCGATCGGCCCGCAGCAGATGCTCAATAAGTCGCTGAGCCAGTTCGTGCACATCATCAGCACTACGGCGAATAGCGGCTGGATCTCGTGGGCTGAAACCCTGGAGAACATGGAAGAGGAAGAGTTAGAGGAGCGGGGTGCTGAGACCGGATTGAACATCGTCCTGCGCAAGGACACGCCGGTAGAGAAGCGGCCGCAGAAGATCACGCCCAACCAGGTACCGACAGGCCTCGACCGCATCGTCGATCGCTCGGCCTTGCTGCTGGAGCAGGCGACCGGCATCAACGAATCGATGTCCGGCGCGACCGGGCCTGAAGTCTCGGGCATCGCAATCCAGAGCAAGCAGTTCGCCGCGCAGCAGCAGTTGGCGCTGCCGCTGGACAACCTGGCGCGCACCAGGGCGATGGTGGGCCAGCGCATCCTCGAATTGGTACAGGCCTTCTACGACGACCCGCGCATCCTCCGGATCAGCAAGACGGACGAGCGCGGTCAGGAGCAGACCGAGGACATGCCCATCAACTACCCGTCCGAGGATGGCGTGCTCAACGACCTGACGCTGGGCGAGTACGACGTGGTGATCACCGAGGTGCCGCAGCAGATCACCTTCGAGAACAGCCAGTTCATGCAGATCATGGAGATGATAGAGAAGGGGGCGCCGATCCCGTGGCCCTTCGTCATCCGCTACTCCAACCTCGCCCAGAAGCAAGAAATCATCGAGGCGCTGGAGAAGCAGCAGCAGGCACAGCCGGACCCGCTCAACGAGGCGCGCATCGCGCTGCTCAAGGCCCAGGCCGTCAAAACCAACAACGAGGCGGTCAACAAGGCTGTCGAGTCCCTGTACAGCGCGATCCAGACCGCCGGCCCCATCACGCTCAACCCCGCTATCGCGCCGCTGGCCGACACCCTGCTCAAGTCCGCCGGGTTCCAAGACCAGGACGCGGCACCGATCGTTCCCGAGGCCTCGGCCACGCCGGGCATCACCGCGCCATTAACCCCGAACAACACCAACCCCCTCACGCCGGCTAACCCCGGTGTGGGCATCAACGCTGGCATCGAAACCCCAACCATAGAAGGAGTTCCCCAATGAAAACCAGGGACATAGCGTCCGCAGACGATTGGCGTATCGAATCGGACCTCTCGACGATGTTGGAGGCCAAGAAGATCGCCAAGGACCCGAAGCGCATGGCGGCAGTCCGCAAGCTCGCAGCGAAGAAGCAGGCGGACCTGCAGGCGCTGTCGGAGAAAGGCAAGCAACCGTAGGGGGCACCCATGAATCACCCGATCAACACCAAGTTCGCCAGCGAAGACCTGGCGCTGGCTCTCCGCGCGGGGACGCTGGTGAGCGAGTACGACGACCCGGACCCCGAGCTGCTCGGCGGTGACGTCGAGGAAGAGGAGGAAGAGGAGGAGATCCTCGACCTGGGCGAGGATGATCCGGACGACGATCCCGACGACGAGGACCGCGGCGACGACGTCGATCCCGAGTTGGGGGAAGACCCGGACGATGATCCCGATGCCGATCCGGACGCTGATCCGGAGGATATCGATCCGGAAGACTTGGCAGACCTGGCGGGCAATGGCAAAGCCAAGATGGTGCCGCACGCTCGCTTCAATGAGGTCAACGAGACCTTGAAGTCCGAGCGCGCCGAGCGCCTGCGTCTGGAGGAGGAACTGGCACGCGCTCGTGGCCAGGTGCCGGCGAAGGAGGAGCCCGCGAAGGACGAACCGAAGCCCTACGACTTCGACGCCGCCGAGGACCGCTACAACGACGCGATCCTCAACGGCGATACCGAGCAGGCCAAGGCCATTCGGCGGGAGATCCGCAAGGAAGAGCAGGCGCACTTCGAGCGCGCCGCTGAGGAGAAGGCCGCCGCCGCCTACGATGCCCGCCGGCAGCAGGACGTGCAGCAGGCAGCGCAGAGCGCGTTGCAGGCGGCAGCGGCCGAGGCTTACGAGGCCTACCCGTTCCTGGATGAAAAGGGCGTGGCGCCCAACGTGGATGCCATCGACATGGTTGTAGCCGTTCGTGACGCCAACATGCGCAAGGGGATGGAGCCGGCCGAGGCCTTGCGCAAGGCCGTGGCCAAGGTCGGGCCGATGTACTCCGACAAGAAACCTCCGGAGGGTGAAGAGGAGCGGCGATCGGCGCGCGAGCAGGTGATCAAGCGCAACCTGGAGCGCGAGAAACAGATCCCCCCTCGCGACCAGGGCCTGGGTGAGCGCAGTCGCGTCATCGACTACGGCAAGCTCTCTGAGGACGAGTTCGACGCGCTGCCCGAGGCTGAAAAGCGCCGCGCGCGTGGTGACTTCCTGGGTTGACCGGCACTGAGCAGGGACATATCCATGCTCCACAGCAGCGGGCCGTCACCAGCGGCCCCCTGCTGATCCAACTGCGGCTCTGGCCGCTCGCTCGCCGAGTCACGGCGTCTTCGCCAGCGGGGCGTAAAGCCGCACTGCGTCTCGGGAGCGCACATCAATTCCCGTTCTCGCCCGGGTACGGCGACACGACCCAACACGACTGACACCAATTCGACGAAGGAGACAGCCATGGCTGTTACCAACTTCGCGCGGTTGACCCCGCGCCAGAAGATCGTCTGGTCTCGCGATGTGTGGTCCGCCGCCCGCAACCAGATGTTCATCAAGAAATTCATCGGCTCCGACGACGGCGCCATGATCCAGCGCATCACCGAGCTGACCAAGGACGAAAAGGGCGAGAAGGTCCTGATCCACCTTGTTGCCGACCTAGTGGGCGACGGCGTCATCGGCGACAACAACCGCGAGGGCATGGAAGAGGAGATGATGTCGTACTCGCAAGAGATCACGATCGACCTCATCTCCCACCAGGTTCTGTCCAAGGGCAAGCTCGCCGAGCAGAAGACCGTCATCAAGTTCCGCGAGATGGCTCGCACCCGCCTGGCCTACTGGATGGCCGATCGCGTCGACCAGCTCGGCATGCTGACCCTGTCCGGCGTTTCCTACGCCTTCAACCTGGACGGCAGTAAGCGTGCATCCGAATCGCCGTTCCCGGATCTGGCTTTCGCGGCTGACGTGACTGCCCCCTCGTCGAAGCGACACCGTCTGTGGAACGGCTCCAATCTGGTGCCGGGGGATACCTCGGCTGTCAGCGCAAGCTGCGTACCCAAGTACGCGATGATCGTGGACGCTGTGGCCTACGCCAAGACCCACTACATCAAGCCGCTGCGCGCCGGTGGCCGGGACTACTTCGTCCTGCTCATCCAACCGAACACCCTGGCTCAGCTGAAGAAAGACCCGGACTACCAGCGCGCCATCATCACCGCCATGCCGCGCGATGCGAAGAACCCGTGGTTCACCGGCGCCACCGTCACCATCGACGGCGCCGTGATCCACGAGGACAACCGCGTGTTCGGTACCCAGGGCGCTCCGGCCGGCGAGAAGTGGGGCGCAGACGGCAATGTCAACGGTACCCGCTCGCTGCTCTGCGGTGCGCAGGCCCTGGGCATGGCTGACCTCGAAGAGCCGGAATGGGTGGAGAAGAAGTTCAACTACGACAAGAAGTTGGGCATCTCCGTGGACAAGCTGCTCGGCTTCCTGAAGCCGAAGTTCTACTCGATCTACGACAAGTCGGTCGAAGACTTCGGCGTTCTGGCCATCGACCACTACCAGCAGTAAGCCGCTGGTAGGTACAGGAGAAACGCCATGATCCAGAAGAACTACAACCGCCAGGCCGTCACTGCCGCGCTGGTGAGCTTCGCGCTCGCCGATGTGGCTGATGGCGTCGCCCAGGCGGCAGTCAAGCTGCCCGGCGGCGCGATTGTCGTCGGCGGCTACCTGGTGGTGGACGAGGCATTCAACGCCGCAACCACCGCCACCGCAAAGGTTGGTGACTCTCTCGACGACGACCGCTACAGCGCTACTGCGCTGGATCTGGCGACCGCCGGCGTGAAGCAACTGACTGTCACCGGCTACCAGACCACCAAGGCGGGCGACGTGACTGTGAAGTACGCCTTCACCGGTGCGGCAGCCACCACTGGCAAGGCTCGGCTGTTCCTGCAGTACATCGAGGTCAGCAAGTCCGAGTGGACCCAGGACTGAGCCAGGATCGGCCGGGGTAACCCGGCCTTTCCCCATCTACTGCAACAAGGGGCATTCCCATGAGTACCGAAACCAAGCGCGACAACGTTCGCTTCCTGCCTGCCGACGGCGCCGACCACGAGGGCACCCAGGTGGCGCTGAGCAGCTCCCACATCACCCGCGTGTATGACGTCAGCCCGGACGACGGCAAAGAGGGCACCTGGATTCACCAGCGCTTCCGCAAGGCTGCGATCGCTGCTGGCTGCTCCATCGTGGGTATCGGCGAACACGCCGAGCCGGACGGCGACGACGGCAGCAAACTGGCGCTGATCGTCACCGCGATCGAGAAGCTGGTCGAAGCCAACGACCCCGAGACCCTGGACGGCGAAGGTCGGCCGAAGCTCGCTGCGGTGAAGAAGACCGCCGGCATCGGCATCAAGAAGGAAGAGCTCGATGCTGCCTGGGCCAAGTTCGTGGCCGACCTGGACGACTAAGCCATGAACCGCGGCCAACTGCGCGAGCTCCTGCGATCCGCCTACCTGGACGATACGGCCGAGCCGTACCTCTGGGGTGATGACCTGCTCGACGGCTTCATCGAGGAAGCCCAGCAGGAGGCGGCCATTCGATCGCGCAGCCTGGTCGACACCCAGGAATTGCCGCTGGTGGCAGGGCAGGGCAGCTACACCCTGGCGGCTGCCACGCTCGACATCACGCGGTTCCGTGTGCTCGGGGCTGGAAGCCTCGAGCGCACCTCTCTGGAGGAGCTGGATGAATCCGGCAGCTGGGAGCAGCGGCAGGGACGCCCCACTCACTTCGCCTTCACCTCGACGCAGTTCTCCGGCGACGGTGTGTTGATCGCCTACCCGGCGCCTGGTTCCGCCAGCACTGCCACTTTGACCATCCAGCGTCTTCCTGTGGCGCTGGCCGACGACAACAGCGAGCCGGAGCTTCCGGCTCACCAGCATCTGTTCCTGCTCGATTGGGCCGCCTTCAGGGCATTCAGCCTACGCGATAGCGATGCGGAGGATCAGGTAAGGGCGACGCAGCATGCGTCCGCCTTCGCCGATGTCTTTGGCGATCGCTTGGATGCGACGGCAATGCGCAAGCGGGCCGAAAAGCGGCCGCGCCGCACCCGAATCAATACCGCCTGGAGATAGCCATAATGGCCAACACGCTTTACGACAAGGGCCGCCAGCGCTTCCTGGAAGGCCAGTTCAATATGCTGAGCGACACCATCAAGTGCATCTTGGTGGACACCGGCACCTACACCCCGAACTTCACCGCACACGAGTTCTTGTCGGACGTGTCCGTTTCTGCTCGGGTGACCACCCCGGTAACGATGACCAGTAAGGCTACTGCCGGTGGTGCATACGATTCGGCGGACTGCACCTTCGTGTCTGTCAGCGGCGCGTCGATCGAGGCGATCATCATCTACAAGGACACCGGCACTGACGCCACCAGTCCGCTGATCGCCTATATCGACACTGCTACCGGCCTGCCAATCACCCCGAACGGCGGCGACATCATCGTCACTTGGGATAACGGCACCAACAAGATCTTCAAGGTGTAGTCGACGTGGCAAAAGTCGCTACCAGCCCGATAACCATCGATCACAGCAGCGACGCTGGGTATCGAGCATGGGCGGCCGCATTCCTCAATGTGCTGGACACGATCAACCCATCGATCCTAACCAGGACAGCCGACACCGGGCAGATCAACACGTCGACAGCAACCCGGCCGAGCATCAACACGATTCCCGACTATGCCGTCTACAAGTTCGACGACGGCATCGGTTTGCCAATCTACATTCGCTTCTCTTTGGGCACCGGCAACGCAACATCGGCGCCGGCCATGGCCTTTATCATCGGCAAGAGCACGAATGGAGCTGGCGTTATATCCGACCAGTTCCACGCCATCTCTGGCGCATGGTCAGGATCGAACGTCGCGCAGACAGGGCCTGTCCTCTCCTGCGTAATTCAGGGGCACTTCAGCCTCCTGTTCGGCCAGGGGATCATGAGTAACGGCACGATTTGTTTCGGCGCCACCTTTACGAGATCGGCAGACTCAAACGGAAATCCGACGGCGGATGGCCTTCACGGGATGATCAAGCAATGGTCATCCGGTACTTACAGCTTCTTCACTGCCGATATGGGCCTTGGCCTGCGGGCAAACATCGCCAGCGAAACTGGCGTTACTGCTGCTCAGCTGTATGGAAGGACAACGACTGCAGCCGGCGGCGTGGTGAAGCCTTTGCCAGTTTTCTACCTGACGCCGGATGCTCGCGTGTCCGTCGGCATGCTGGTCGTCGATATTGCCGATGCCGCGATGAACGCCGAGTTTTCGCTGCCGATGGTCGGCACCACCCCGCGAAACTACAAGGTGCTGGGTTTCAACACCACGCAGAAAGCCTACGCGACGCTTTGGGAGTGACGCATGCCCACCTATGCGCCGATGGGATTCGCCCCGGCTCCAGCGATCATCAAGATCCCTAGCCTGACCATGCAGTCGACTCTGGCCCCAATGAAGGGAGGCGGCTACCTGGAGGGCAGTTATCCTGGCGGTGTCACCACGGTGGATGGTGTGCCAGTTGGCGCAACGGTCAGGGCTATGTACCGCCCGCCCAGTGGGGCGCTCGGCGATGGTGTCTGCGTTGCGGAAGTGCAGAGCGCTGCGGATGGCACCTGGATCATTCAGGATCTCAATCCTTCGCTGAAGTTCGACGTGGTCGGTCGGAAGGCTGGGTTCAACGACGTGATCATGGCGAACGTATCGCCAAAGGTGGTTTGAGCCATGGCCAGCGAATACCGTCAGCTCCTGCTGTCGATGGGGCCGACCGTGTGGGTCGATGGCGTGGATGGTACGCACCTGCAGGAGGCTGGCAACAGTCCGGTGGTGAAGCACGCCAACGGCTCCAGCTATGCGCTTAACTCTGGCACTGGCCCGATCGTTGGCGGGGCCGCGAGCGTTGTTGCTGGAGAGAAGTCCTACTGCTGCCTGATCGGTGGCCTGAAGTCGGCAGCTGTCGTTCCTGGCTTGACCGATCTCCTGACCAATGGGTTCAGCACTGTCGCCATCGTCAAGCCGCGCCAGTGGGGAGGTTCCTGGGATCGCTTCATCAGCTTCGGCCAGGCCTTCATCAACGGCGAGATCATCTTCTCGCGCTACAACAACCAGAACAATCTGCATATCGGCTGGTGGAACGGCACGACATCCGGCCCGTTCCTGGCGACGACGAATAACGCACTGGTCGTCGGTAAGGAGCAGTTGGTTGTGGCTACCTGGAACCCGGCAGATGGGAAGGCGCGCCTGTACATGGACGGCGTCAAGGTAGCCGAGAGCGCGATCGCCGGCCCGGCAACCAATGCCAACCGCAATATCTTCGCCATGGGGCAGAACTGCGGGACGACCGAGCTGTTCGACGGCTACATCACCCTGCCTGCCGTATTCCTGCGCCCGCTGACGGATGCGGAGATCGCGGCCCTTGCCGCGAAGTCGACAGTGAAGGGCCAGCATCTGTCCGGCAATCTTCCGCTGTCGCCTCGAATGACCGGCGGCATAGGCCAAGTTATCGGCCGCACCCAGTTCAGCGGCGACATCGCCTTCCGCGCAACGCCTGATGCAGCGGGTGCCTGGTCTACCGACATTGCTAGCATCGGCGTGGACCTGGACTTCACCGGCATCATCGGCAAAGGCCCGGGCCAACTCGCCGGTATCGTGCCGAACATCACCAGCATCCTGGGCGTACCCACCAGCGCAGAGGTTCGCGTGCTTTATCGGCCGGATGGTGGCGACGTGGCCGACGGCGAGGTGATCGCCAGCGTGACCAGCGGCGTCGATGGAGCGTGGTCTGTCGATAACCTGGACCCGTCGCTGACGGTGGATGTGGTCTGCCGCAAGGATGGCTACAACGACCTCGTCTGGTCGCAGGTATCGCCGGCAGAGTACCCATACTCGCTTGGCCTGGTAGGTTCGTTTGCCACTAGCACGAACACTTTCGGCCTGACCGGGTCGGCAACGATCGAGCCTGGTGGCGGCGGCTTGGCTCCGTACACGCTGCAGGTGCTCGGATCTCCTCCGCCAGGGATCGCGTTCACCCTATCCGGCCTGACGATCACGGCGTCTGGAATCTGCGTGATTCCCGGGAATTATTCCTGGGCCCTGAAGATCACCGACTCGCACTTCAAAACGGCGACGCTCGCCTGCAGCGCTACCGGCATTGCCTCGGCCAACCCATACTGGCGCTATGCGAAGTTCGCTCTGCACATGGATGGAGCGAACGGTGCGACGACGATCGTCGACGATTGCGGGAACACCTGGACCAGAACAGGCACTGCCGCTGCTCTGTCCACCGCACAGAAGAAGTACGGCACTGCCAGCCTTCGCGAGACGGGCATCGACAGCGACTTCTCAGTCCCCGCCGGGTCTCTCGGCCTCGGGCCGAATACGAAGTTCACTCTCAGCGGCTATGCCTGGATCGATGACACCGCTGGTACGAATAGCGGGCGACACGTCATCTTCGCGCAGGGCGGATCGACATCGGACGCTGGTCAGGTGTTCAACTTCGTCAACGGGAAGCTGCAGATGTATCGCGGCGCATCGCCAGGCCCTTCGCTGACGGTTTCCGGAACCACGACTGCGGCGATCAACACCTTCCACCATGTCGAGCTGGGCTTCGACGGTGCCTTCTTCTACATGTTCCTGAATGGGAACCTGGAAGCGAAGGTCGCGGACACGCTGGGATGGAACACGTTTAGCCAGCCTTACCGGGTAGGGCGCCTGCTGGTGGTGAACTTTGAGTCGTTCCGCGCCGGCATCAGCGGCTACCTTGATGACCTGGTGCTTCTCGTAGGCGAATGCCAGCACACCGCGGCATTCACGCCGCCGACTGGCCCGTTTGTTTCCCCGTTGTCCTGACGCCGGATAGGAGGGCGTAGATGGCCTACACCCCGCCAGCCGGCAGTGAGATCCCGTTCAACTTCACCGGGACGGACGATTACGTTCCGCCAGGTGGTCGGGCGGTAAGCTTCGATTTCACCGGCTATGCGCATTACCTGCCGCCACCTGGCGACCTTGCCGCGCTGAACTTCATCCTGCCGGAAGGCGAGACGGAGTACGTTCCGCCGGCCGGCGACCTGGTCGCCCTGGAATTCGTACGCGGCGCGGCTCCGCCACCCAGCACGCAGTATGTCTTCCCGCCCGGGGTGGAAACCCTGGCGTTCGGCGACACCTTCGCGCGCAATCAGCATGAATTCATCGCCCCCGCCGGAATCAAGCAGGATGCTTACGGTACGCCGTCGCTCCGCCTGAACACCCGATACGTCCTGCCGAGCGGATTCGTAGCATCCGCCTATGGCGTGCCGACGGTGGTGAACTTCTTCAAGAACGTCTACCCGGTTGGTTTCGCTGCCGCCGCATACGGCGCTCCGAAGGTAGAGAACTGGCGCAACTACATCAGCCCGCCGAGCCTCGTCGCAACCACCTACGGCACCGCATCGCTGGCCGGCGGCGTGCGCTTCATTGACCTTGCCGGTCGCGGCATCCTTGCCACCGCATTCGGCGCTGCAAGGGCTTCCTATGCCGTCAACCTGATCATCCCGGTCGGCTATGCTGCGACCCTGTACGGCAGGCCGACGATTGGCTACCCACGCCCGATCTCTCCGGCCGGGTTCGACTCGTCCGCATTCGGCGAAGCCGATGTGCACGACAACACCCAGCGCATCTATGCCACCGGCTTCGATGCGAAGGCTGCTGGCGAGCCGTTCCTAGCGGAACGCGTTCGCACCGTCACCCAGTCGCCAACTCCCTACGATGGCGGTATAGGCAGCCCGACGGTCTACAACAAGACCAGGCAGATCTTCCCCTACACCGATACGCCGGAAACGTGGGGGCCGTACTTCGGCAATTTCTACTACGTAGAGAACCGCAACAAGACGATCACCACCTACGGCGTTTCGACGCAGGCGTTCGGCCTGGCGACGGTGGAGAACGGCGCCAGGTCGGTGCAGGCGCAGGGCCTGAATGGCGAGCTGTATGGTCAGGCCATGGTGGCGCACCGCATTCGCCATCTGTACCCGGACCCGTTTGACGCGAGCTTCCTGACGAACTGGTCGGACATCCGCAATGCGGCCAGGGTGATCGCTCCTCCAGGCTTCGATGCTGCCCGCGTGCAGGCCCCCGAGAATGTGTTCAATACCACGCGGGAGATCATCCGCACAGGCAACTTCGAGTCGCTGGAATTCGGCCAGGCCTACGTCGACTTCCGCATCCGCACCCTGCAGCAGGTGAACGGAGTGCAGCCGCCATACGTGCCGATCCCAACCATCGCCCTGCGCCAGCAGTTCGTGATTCAGCAGGGGGCTGATTCGGCACGTATGGGCGTCCCGTTCGTGGAGGAGAAGTTCAACGTCATCGCGCCGCGTTGGGTCTACGTGGACCGGTTCGGTGATGGCTACGTGCACAACCGTAATGTGTCGGCAATGCCGTATGGGTATGACCAGTCCCTGTATGGCAGGCCGCTGGTGATCAATCGAAACACCTACGCGCCGATCCAGGGCCTGGACTTCCTTTCATTCGGCGCGCACCGCGTGTCCGATCGCCGGCAGGAGATCAAGGCAGTCGGCCTCAACTCACTTCGCATGAGCACCGGACATCGCGTCCAGCTTCTGCAGCCTGACCTGCCATTCCCGCAGCACGTAGAGCCTGTCGGGTTCGGGCCGCCCTCCGTAGATGCATGGATCGGCAGGCCGACAGTGCACAGCAACGTGATCTTCCCGGGTGGATTCTCTGCTACCAGGTACGGCACGGCTGAGGTGGTGTCGATGGGCATCATGCCCATGGGGATCTACCTGACCTACGAGGAGCAATGGGGCCTCCCGTCGCTCAATGCCACCCAGTACGTCACGCCTGGTGGCATCGTGTCACCAATGGATCAGGAGTATTCGGCCGCGCGCCTGGACCCGTACACCATCTGGTGCGACCGCGATGCGCCTGCGCAGGCCGTCAGGAATCACGGGAATGTGCGCTTCTACTCGATCGACGGGAAGCTATACAGCAGCGTCGAAACCCTGGATAGGCCGTTTTGGGGCAATGCCACCGTCTCCCTGAAAAACCGCAGGATCACCCAGAACCACGACTTCTACGATGGCTTCGGCGACTTCTCCGCCTACGGCTTCCCAGTTGTCAGCATGCGTGTTCGCCGGATCGAGCCGGAGGGGATCAAGTCCTTGCGCATGGGTTTCCCGCAGCTTCCGTCGGGCGTGGATGTGCAGACTGTCGGGACCGACTTCGCAGACCTCGGCTACCCAGATCTGCAGATTCGGGAAGATCCGCGCATCCCGCGCTACCTACGACCGGCTGGCGCGGTGATGACGCAGTTTGGACAGCAGCGGGTGGAGTTGTTCAACCGGAGCATCTACCCGCAGGGCAGCGAGATGTCGATCCTGCCGCGCGTGCTGCGCGTTGGGCCGCCGGTGCGCGCATACCCGCAGGGCCTCGACGCGGCTTTGATCGGCGCGCCGTGGGCGTCCTACCGCATTCGCCACATTCGTCCGGAAGGATTCGATGCCGTACTGATCGGCTATACGCCAGGGCAGTTCAGCCAGAGGATGCGGGTGCAACGCATCGACAAAATCCCGCAGCTTCTGCGCATTGCACCTTCTGGATTTTCCGAGACTCGTTTTGGGCAGGCCAGCGTTGGCAATAAGGCGCGGGCAATACGACCGATCAACTGCTGCTGCGGTGCACGCTTCGGGAGGCCCGTTGTACAGGTTGCGTGAGGGACATATACACGGTCGCCATGGAAACGAAACTCGGGCCATGGCCCCTTGGACTCGACAACCTGTCGGAGGACACCGACCTTCCCGAAGGCGCTCTGCGCGGGGCGGAAGATGTCTGCATCGACCCTAACGGGACGATTAACTCGGCTGCCGGGCCTGCGCTCGCCAGCCCGCTTCCGGGCGCCGCCGATGTATGGACCTCCCTCGCAGGGAGCACATTCGCCAGGGTCGAAGACCAACTCCTCCAGGTCGAGTCCGGAGCTTCCTACGGTGCTCTGGGCGATGGCCCGTTTGCATTTGCGGATCATCTCGGCGGCGTGATCGTCAGCACCCACAGCCAGATATTCCAGGTTGGCCAGGCTCCCGGAGTTCGGCCACTTGCTCTGCCCGCGCCATCGTTCCAGGTGCGCTCGACCGCCAGCGGCGGGCTGGACGCTGGACGTTATGGCGTCGCTGCTTGTGCTCTGCGCGGTGGCGAGGAGTTCGGGTTGTCGGCGGTTCAGTTCGTCGAGGTCCCGCAGGGCGGTGGCCTGCTCTTGGATATCAGTGGGTTGGGTGACCTGGTGCGCGTGTTCCGAACCTCATCCAACGGCACCCAGCTCTATCGCGCGGTGGATGCGCCCAGTGGTATGCCTGACTACATGTTGGGGGCCGGCAAGCTTGGTTCCGAGCCGACCGGCAGGTTCCTCGAGCCGATGCCGGGTGGTCACTTGCTGGCGAGCTGGAATGGCCGTGTGCTGTGCGCACGTGGCCGCAACCTCAATTTCAGCCAGCCTCTCCGTCCTGCCTTGTATGACCCTCGCCACGACTTCATCCCACTGCCGGGGCGGATCACGATGGTCGCACCGCTCCCCGATGGGATTTACCTGGGCACACGGCACGAGACGTTCTTCCTCAACGGAACGGATCCCGCTACAGCCACCCTGATCAAATTGTCTGCGTCTCCGCCACCAGAGGGCTGCTTTGCCGTCCTTCAGGGTGGCCTCTTCACGGAAATCGACGACACCAAGGTTGCTGTTTGGCTGTCGGCAGAAGGTTTCGTCCTGGGGCTGCCCGGCGGGCAGATCGTGCGGCCACAGGTCAAACGTCTCAGGCTCTCTCGGCCTGAACATGGCTCGCTTGTCCTCCGCGGCACGCGGCTCTTCGCACTAGCTCATTAGGAGATACCAATGCTCAAGCAATTCACGAAACACCGCCGGGAGATTGCCGCCGCACTCGCCGCTGGACACTACGAAATGACCGATGGCGGCGTGCTGATCAAAGCTGGCATCGATGCGCTGGCTACTGGCGTTTACGTTCACAGCGTGAACGGCGGCCAGGATCTGCGCGAGGATCCTAACCTCCTGCCGGACGAAGGCATCCTGCACATGCTGAACGTCACCTTTGGCGCCACTGCCAAGGTCCCCAACTGGTATCTGGCTCTGTTTGCTAACCAGATCAACCCAGCCCCCAACTGGACTGCGGCCAACTTCGCAGCCACCGCCGGCGAAATCACCAGTTCCACCGAGGGCTACAGCAACGGTACTCGCCCGGCCTTCACCAGTTCCCCCGCCGCAGCCGGGCAGATCACCAACCTGGCGGCCAAGGCTGCCTTCAATATCGTTTGCACCACCAGCCTCAACGTCGAGGGCGCTGCGATGCTATCGAACAGCGGCAAGGGGTCCGGTGCGGGGGTATTGGCGTCTGCCTCGCGTTATTCGGCAACTCGCACCCTGTACAACGGCGACGTGTACGAGGTGGGTTATGGCGTTTCGCTGAGCGCCTGATGCACTACGGCATCCATTCCCTGACGATCGAGGGCGACAAGAACGAGGGCTTGAAGTACCTCGGTCGTGCGCAGGTCGTCATTGATAGGCTGCAGCGCCGATTGGAGCTTGGCGGTATATCGTCTGGCTCAGATTGGGAGCGGTTGAGCGACGACGCGTATTTGTACGCGCGCGTAGCCATGGGCGTGAATGCTGTTCGCATAGTTGTACCGTCCAGCAATCCTGAATTGGTGAAATTCACCCCGGAAGACGTTGGCCCGCCCGACTGGCTGTCGGGCGTGGTCACCCCAGGGCTATTGAAGGACGGCGTAGCGCTCTCTTACTGGCCAACACTGGATAGCCAGAGGAAGTTCAAGCTCCCGGCGGGCCTGCAACCAAGTGCGCGCTTGGCCGTGAAGGGCGATTCGGAAATTAACACGGTGCAGGACACAGAGTTTCGGCAGTACACCCAGCACGCTGGCGTGAAGCCGACTATGTACTCCGGCATGATGCGCCGTGTGGTTCAACTGCTGCTGGGCTACGGCCTGAAGATCGGCGGGATCTATCAGGACCGCACCTGGAAAGTCGACTTCGGCCAGTTGCCGGAGGTGGAAATTCCACTCAGCGAGTATGAAAAGCGGGTCGCCAGCGATGGCTATCGGATCCTCTACGACTACCGCCCATTCCGTACCCATGGCGTTATTCCTGGGCCTGACGGGACCATGTGGCTTCTGGAAATCAGCGCAACACGCGGCGTAGTGGCGATGCAGTTGCCGTTGCACAAGGACAGCGTGACAGAAGAATTCGCCCGTGAGATCGAAAAGCGGGGCGACACTGAGGCGCAATATGTGCTGGACCTGCTTGGGGGATTTCCTACCGGCGAGTCGTTACCGCAAGGTGGGACATTTAGCGCGCTGGAGCGATCTGGTCGCATCGTCCGGATGGCCACGCAGGGAGACCTGAGCGGACCTAGCAAGCTGTCGTTCTACGGTTCCGCACTGGGTTGGTCGATCAATGATGATGGCACCGAGGCGCACTACACCGGTTTCGAGTATGGCGAAAACGGCTACCAGTACGGCGAACATTGGCAGATCAACCTGAGCATCAGTGCGCTTGCCGTCGTCGACCCACCGAAGAGCGCGGCAGCTGTTCGTAGGCACGTGGCCGGAAAGGGGCAGGGCGACACCTACATCATCAACCTGGAGAAGGTGGACAGGATCACTGACGAGCAGGCCATCAGCCTGCTGGCGATGCGCAGCGACGAGGCGTACGACGCCCTGGACAAGATGCAGGCGCGATCGGTTGCGACCGGCAAAGCATCCGTCGGTCGCGCCGGCAGAGGCGATCTGTACTGGCCGACCCTGCGTGCTGCTGTTCAGTACAAGGTGTGGGAACCAATGCTGGAAGGCGGCGCCATCATGACGCACGACATGCGTGCTTTGCTGGAGCATGTCGGCGACCCTCCGATGGTTTGCGACACCACCGTCCTGGCGTTCTTCGTTGGCAACGAGCTGAAGACCGGGAAGTTCTTCTACGACAGGAGGACAACGGAGGCGCAGAACGAAAGCGATTTCGAGGAGTGCATGTATGTCGGGTCGTGGACGCAGACTCTGCGCTTTGGTTCGATCAGCACTACGCCTGGCTTCTACATGGACGACATGGACGAGCGCCTGGAGGTGCCGGAATCAGAGTCCACAACGGAGATAGTCGGTCAGGATCTTGGTTATAGCCAGGTGGCGATATCCGATCACCTGGACGATATCCGCATCGCCGACTTCTGGCGAACGAAGCGCTTCAAGATGCGCACCGAAACCAGGACGAACAAAAGCGTCTATTTGGCCTCCGCGCTGATCGCCCCAGGCTATGCCAGGGACGCCTGCTACATGGCTACTCGCGTCACGAAGACAGAAGGCGGCCACTCGATAGTCTACGGATACAAGCACCTGCGTGACCCGAATTGGGCGCAGACCTGGCGAGCGATCATCTCGACGGCCGGGTGGTCGGTAGACCTTATCCCTGAGTGCGGGAACAAGGATAAGCGAAGAGTGAGGTTCATCTTCTACGACCAGACTGCGTGCTCTGACTATGCCGATAGTGGTCAGTGGCTTGCAAAGTGCGACGTCGCTGAGAACAAGACCTACTACATCCCAGAGCCGCAGCTGCCCCCGATATTTTTCGAGAATCCCGAGCCGGTGAACACCTACAAGATCAAGCTGATCAGCGCCTACGGTGATATCCAGACTCTGCAATCGAGGAGGGATTCGTGGTTTGCGCCTTCGCCATCTCCGGACACCGGTGATCTTCAGTACATGTGGGTGACCGGGAATTGCCTTGGAGACACCGAATCGCTTGTGTACTCCAGCGAGCCGAATGACAAGTTGGTTGTTGCTGGGCGGAACCTGTTCCCTGAGCTCAGCGGCAGCGTGCCGTGCTTCATTGGAGTTGTGTAAATGGCCGATAACCCTTGTGATATCGAGATCAGCGGCGGCCATCTGGCCGACTTCATGCGCGAAGGGATTGCAGAGATCGCGCTTTCCAGTGCGGTCGCTGCATCCGTTCTTGCATTCGGCCTCGCAGTAACAACCATCGATACTGGCCACGTCGTCGAAGTGCTCACGAGCACTAAAGGCATCCAGGTACTGGAGGTCGGTCACGTCGCAGATATCACGATCGGCACCCTGCACGCCGTAAACGTTGCGCTGGACAAGAGTAGGGCGCGGGATCATGTTTATCAGGGATTGAGCGACCTCAGTGTCGATCTGGGCCATGTCGGTGACATGCTCAGCGGCCGCGTGCCGAATTTGGTGAATGATCGAGCGCAGGTCGAGGACTTCGTACATCAGGCGGCAACCGGTACTGCTGTCACGATCGACAAGGCTAAGGTGCGAGACTTCTTCGTTCGCCGCGCCACTGAACTCGTCGCAGATTCCGGACATCTGGCTGATTTCGCACAGCAAAGTGCGCGCCGTAGTGACAGCGTGCTCGAGCACGTCCACATCAGTGATCTGTTGTTGTCCTCCAGTTCCACCGTTGATACCCAGTTCGACCTTGGCCATGTTGGCGACCTGCTGACGGGAGTGGCATCCACCAGCCAGGTGGTGATCGACAGCGCCTTGGTTGAAGGCTGGGCAGTACACGATAGCGGAAGCATTGTGTGGACGGCCGATTGCGGGAGTATGGGAATGTCCTGTATCCAGGCGAAGGGGCTGCAGGGCATTGCGCTTCTGCAGGGCAACTTGATCGGTTGCTCGGCCGAGGGGCTCCATGCCTTCACCGGACCATCTTCCCCGTGCATTACCACCGGCGTTACCGACTACGGCAACAGCTTCGAGAAACGAGCCGGCTATGTGTACGTCGGCTACAGCGGACAGCCGCTGACCATAACCGTGACCGTAGCGCAGGAGGGCAACCCTGCTTCCTACGGTTACCCGATGCCCGCCAGGACTGCGAATTACAGCTCACCGGGTCGGGCAAAGCTCGGCCGGGGGCTGCGCTCTCGTTACTGGCAGTTCGCGCTCAGCGGTCCACAGTTCACGCTCAACGACGTTGAACTGGTCATGGACACCACTTCGAGGAAAATTTGATGGCCTCCCAAGACCAGGCGGGTTCCCGCTATGACCGTCCGTACGAGATCGTCAGCGAGCAGATGGATGCGATGTCCAAGCGCGCAGACAATGCATTGGCGAAGGCAAATGCCGCGATCGATGGTTTGAGCTTGATTACCGCTGATCTCGATACGCTTCCGCCGACGCCCTCGATTGACCTGCCCAACGATCAACTGACGCCGTTCCCCAGCCTTCCAGCGCCGGACCCCAACAAGTTCGGTGGAATCGACCCGATCGAGATCCCGCCATTGGACCTCGATATCAGCGGCGACGAGATCCAAATCGATCCGCCCCCCGTTTTCAGCCCCAGCGTGATCTCGGTCAACATCCCGAGCGCTCCGGCGCCGCTCGATATCGGCGGCGTACCAGACCGCCCGGACATGCTTGACGTTGTCATCCCGGGAGCGCCGAACCTGCAATTGCCAAGCATCGGGCAGATGGTGGACATCGATATCCCGACCTTCGACTTCCCGGAGATCCCGACCTTCGACGACCAGGCGCCAGAATTTATCGCTGACACGCCGAACACAATCCTGCAGTGGGCAGAGCCGACCTATCAGTCGGTGGTGCTGGTCGATGTGAAGGCGCGCCTGCAGCAGATGCTTGCCGGTGGCACTGGCCTTCCGGCTGCGGTGGAGCAAGCGCTATTCGACCGGGCGCGCAACCGCGAGGATCAGGTCGCGTACAAGGCTATCGACGAGGCGACGCAGGCATTCTCTGCACGTGGCTTCGAGCTTCCGCCCGGCGCCCTGGTGAAGCAAATCAACGCGGCTCGCGAGACCGCGATGCTCAACGCCAGCGAGTTGGCTCGCGAGATCCTCACGAAGTCTGCCGAGTGGGAGATCGAGAATCTGCGCCAGGCCGTCCAGCAGGGCATCGCCCTGGAGACGGTGATGATGAACAGCTTCGACAACATGGCGTCGCGGATCTTCGAGGCGGCTAAGTTCCGCGTACAGGCGGACATTGATCTGTACAACGCCCAGGTTTCGCTGTTCAACGCCAACCAGAACGCCTACCAGACGAAGGCGAATGTGTACCGCACCGTGCTGGAAGCACAGCTCTCAAAGATCGAAGTGTACAAAGCACAGATCGAGGGCGAGCAAGCGAAGGGGCAGCTCAACGAGCAGACCGTGCGGATCTTCACCGCACAACTTCAGGCGCTGAGTACCCAGGTCGAGATTTACAAGGCCGAGATGTCCGGCGCCCAGGTACAGGCCGACCTCAACAAGTCGATGATCGACGCTTACCGAGCCGACATTCAGGCCTACTCCGAGCAACTGTCTGCGAAGAAGGTGGAGTTCGACGCCTACGAAACCAGCGTTCGCGCCGAGCAGGCGAAGATCGGCATTCTCGAAGCGGAGGCCCGAGCCTTCGCTGCTACGGTGCAAGGCTACGAGTCGGTCAACAATGTGAAGATCCAGGGGCTGCGGGCAAAGATCGACGTGGTGAACGCTCAGGTCGCGCAGTACACCGCCCAACTCAGCGGAGAACAAGCTCGCGTCCAGGCTCAGTTGTCGAATGTTCAGGCGATGACCGCGGCGTACCAGGCCGACGTGGGCCGCTACAACGCCCAGGTGTCTGCGGCGACCGCCGAACGCCAACTGGAACAGTCGCGCGTGGAGGCCAACCTGCGCAACAACCTTGCCTACTACGAGATCGAACTGAAGAAGTACGATGCTTCCATCAGCCGTCTGATCCAGCAGATCCAGATACAGTCAGAGGCTATCAAGGCCGCAGGCACCATGGCATCTCAACTGGCTGCGGGAGCGATGGCGGCTACCAATGTATCCGCAAGCATGTCCGGAAGCGCGGGTATCAGTTCCTCCGACAGCCTGTCCACCAGCCACAACCACAACTACAACGAGTCCTGAACCGGTGGTAGCCTCAATGCATAACCTGCAAGGAGGCTTCCATGTTCAAGTACCTGTTGCTCGCTGTTGCGCTATTTTCCGCAACAGCGATGGCCGCGTTCGACCCCTCTACAGCAGTGCCAGAAGGAGTGACGGTTGTTGCTCCTCCACCAGGCCAGGTGACGGATCAGCAACTCTCGCCGCAACAGCAAGAGCAGCAGCGCATCATCATTGACCGTCAATCGGGGCAGCGTATGAGCAATGGTGCGGGTGGTTTCTTCGATCCAAGGACTGGAAAGTTCTACCCCCGCGTATCGGGCGGCTACATCGATAATGAGACTGGGCGCTTTATCCCAGCCCCCTGATCTAATTTGCAGGCATGCCGTAGGGACATAGCGTTGGGCGCATCCTAGAAAGGAGCGCCCCATGGCCACGATCACCTCCGACATCCCCGGCGACATCAACCAGGCGAAGCGTCGGCCCAACCCGGCCTCGCCAGCCGGCATTCAGCAGATGGCCCGCCAGGCTTTGCAGCCACAGCCGGCCCCGACCTCCATCGCTCAAGTGGATTATTCGCGTCCGGCGCCCATGCTGCCGGGCGATCCTGCTCGCGCGGCCCGTATGCAGGCGCAGGCGGACCAGCCGGTGACCAAGGTGGAGCAGGGCCCCAGTACTGGCGATCGCCTGACGCAAATCGCCAAGGACGCCTACGCGATCAGCAAGCCGCTGCTCATGCCAGCGGCCACGGTCGGCGGAATCCTGGGAGCGCCGGTGATCGACGCCGGGCGCAATGCACTCATTCGCGCTGCCGGTGGTGATCCGACTACCGCAGAGGGTGGCGAAACGAAGTATCGAGACCGAGCTTTCAACGAGATCCAGCCTGCCGTGCAGGCCTTTAATGCTGCTGGCGATGCAGCACGGCGGGGTGCCGGCGGCGCCATCCTTTCAATCACTGGCGCCTCGCCCTCCCAGGCTCCCAGCTCAGCCGCAGGTGGAACTGGTGCGACCGGGAGCATGCCGGACAAGCCGAGCCTTCCCGCCTTGCAAAAGCCCAACTCCGGACCGACAGCGCCGGCCGGCAACGGCTATCAGGGGACCGGAATCGCCGGCGTGGTCGGGAGGCGCGGAGCGAACGGCGTCATGGAGTTCACCAACGACGCCGCGGCGGCAAAGGGTGCTCAGGGGCAACTGCCTGGGTATGGAGATGGAAAGGGTACCTTGAGCATCATCAGCGGTGGTCAGGAGGGGATGCAGCGTAATCTGCGGGCGGCCGAGATCATGCAGCAGACTCGACGTGCCAATGCCGGGCCTGGCCTGACTATCGTCGAAGACAGCACCCGGGGAACGAAGGAGGAGCGGGCTGCCAGAGCCGCCGCGCAGACTGCGGTCGCTGCTGCTGGGCGCGCAGCCATCGCGCAGCCGCCGGCCGATTACAACGCAGCGAACCGGAACCTGGCGGCATCTGACGCAGCCAACCTGCAGGTGGCGTCGGCACGTCGCAACGACGATGCCCAGCAGCGCGTCCAGAGTGTCCTTGCGAGCCTGACAGATCCCAGCACACCGGCGGCCGAGCGGGAGCAGCTGCAGCGCACCTACGCAACGCTCACCACTCCGGCGAAGGACCGTTATGTGCTGCAGGACACGGTGCTGGGCTACGACGAGACCAGCCAGAAGCCGATCCTTGGGCGAATCGCCCTGGACACCACCACGGGTCAGCCGGTATCCGAAGGCGTCGGCGCTGCTGCCCGGCCGAGTGCCCAGCAGCAGCGCCAGGTGGGCATGGTCTATCGGGACGCCAATGGCAATCGCGCTACGTTCCAAGGCTATGACGCCCAGGGCAACGAAAAGTGGGGGAGCGCCTGATGCCGTTCGATCCTAAGACCGCGCAACCGCTCTCTCCAACGTTCGATCCGTCTACCGCAGCCGAGGAGAAGTCCAGCGCTTTCCGGCGTGTTGTCGGCGATACCGGCATCTCGTTGCTGAAGGGCGCGATCGGTGTGCCCGAGGCTGCCGTAGGGATTGCGGATATCGCAACCGGCGGCCAGGCCGGCAGGGCTGTCGAGGAGGCTGGCTTCCGCCCAAAAGAGGCAAAGCAGATCCTCGATGATCTCTACACGCCTGAGCAGAAGGCAGCAAACCAGCGGGTGGCGCAAGCCGAAGGCTTCGTCGATACCGCCCAGTCCATGTTGGCCAATCCCAGCACCATCGCCCACACAGTGGCGGAGTCGGCTCCGTCGATGCTTGCCGGCGGTGTTGTTGGGCGCGGGGTAGGGGCGTTGACCAAGTTGCCAGCCTGGGCCCTCGGTGCTGCTGGCGAAGGTACCGTCGGTGCTGGCCAGGCCGCTGAGAGCATTCGCCAATCCACCGATGATGGCTTGCTCAGCGCCAAGCAGTCGGGCGCAGCGTTGCTCTCCGGTATCGGTACCGGGGCTCTCGCCGGTCTGGGCGGCAAGGCAGCGCAGAAGCTGGGCATCAGCGATGTGGACACCCTGCTGGCCGGCGGCGTCCGCCCGGGCCCCAGGAAAGCGCCGGCCAGAGTTAG